ACTTAATTCCAAGATCAGTTTCAGCAAAGACAATCACATCATCTATGTACTCACCCATTTCTTTAGTATTCAGTTCTGTTGTTGATTTTAAGACAGTTCTTTCTTTATTGCAAACGATCTCTGTTGATCTAGTTAAATATTCTTCTCTGCAATGATCATGTATAGCATCTTTACTGTTAAATGTTTCCTTGCGTATCTGCTCAATAATCATCCAATACAATCTATTCTGAGCTTGGCTTCTAGTCATTTTGTTTGGCTTAATAGTTATCACAGCTTCTTCTGAATCGCTTTGTTTAAAAAAACTGCGTGTCATGTTCTCCACAATATCTGCTTTAGGCTTATCACGTTTCAATATTCTTTGTAATGACTCACTCATAATAAATAATCTCCTTAATGCAATGTTCATATTAACTTTATCCTCATGTGACTGTCTGCTGAAGGTAACCCAACTGTACCAACTGGCATGACATTAAAAGCTAATGAGTTTCTTATTTTGTTACTATCATTGTAACCTACAACATGCCATAACTTACTAGGAAACAATAACAACAGATTATTTTCAGGTTGTACTGTGTATGTTTTACAGTTAAGTTTGTTGTACTCTGTACATGGCACACTTATTTGATCTTGAAAATCTTCAAATGTGATGTTGCCACTACTATCATTTACGTTCAAATAAAGCACACCACTTAAAAAACTGTTTGTATGTCTGTGATACTCACCACGTTCTTTAGTGTCAACTTCTGTAAACCAAGAGGTTGTGATCTGAAATTCTGCATCGTATTTCATTATGTTGTTTGCATACTCACATATCTCTGAATTAATAATTTTTTTTAAATGTTTGTGTTCTTGTTCTTCTAACACATACAATGAAGCATCGCTAGGTGGTTTGTTTTTCCATTTATTGACATCTGCTTTTCTAGGCTCACACATTTTATTTACTACGTCTTGTGTGTCTAGGTTGAGTTTGTTGCTATATAGGACATCTCCGAACAATACATCAATCATTTCAAACCCTTCTTTTTTAAAATTCGTTCTGTTCTTGCTATAGCGTGATCAAACATTTCCTGTATAAAATAAGGTTTAAAGTAAGGGTGCTGTATTCTACCGTCAACAACATCATGGCAGTATCTGCATAAATAAGCTCCTACATCACGACCATTTTCATCTTTAGCTTTCTCACCCATACCTGCGCCACCTTTGTGTGCGAAAACAGTTGTAGCTCCGTTATCATTTAGGCAATCATCAAGTTTAAGCGTACAAGCCTGACCTCTAGCACTTCGTGTTATAGCATTCTGTTTCATTAAAAATAATTTATATTAATTGTTATTCTTCTATGTGTGTTTGATGTTGTTGTGCTGTGATGCATTCTGCTTGAATCAAACAACACTAATTTGTTTTCTACACTTGTCACTTCTGTATTGTTTTCCATAACTGTTAACCCATCGTTTGTATTCACATAAAACAATGCACCTTTATGTTCATAGTTACCATCTACATGATCTTGGTGATGCACAATAAAAGGTGTTTGTGGATAACTGTTAATCTTTATTCTTATTAACGCTTTAGCATTAATTAATTCTATCAATGGTTGTAATTTAGCAAATGCTACATCGCTGTAGATACGGTCTGAATGATAAACCATGTGTGTCGAAAAATAATTATAGTTAACTTGGTGTTCACTTAACCCTTTTGCAATCATTTTTTTTGTCTGTTCTATTATTTTTGGATCATGATCTTTATTGTAAACTGGTTTTTCTTTAGGATATGTCACAGAATTATGGTGATACCACGGTATTTCACATCCTAATATGTACTCTTGCATTTCTTCAAATACGAGAGGTGCTAATGCGTTTTCAATTATTTTCATGATGTAAATTAAATGCTATTGATATTCTATTTTCACCTGTTTCATTTTCATTTGGATCAACGTAATGTTTCAACCAAGAAGGAAACAAATACATAGTGTTTTCTTTTGGTTTAAAAAACCAGTTTTGTGCATTGTATTCTGACCAAGTTGTTTGTTTGTTAATAGATTGTTTAGCTTGATATTGTGCAATAACATCTAGACATGGATGTTCGAACACAATGTTGCCACAATTATTTGGTGATCTAACATAATAACAACCACTTATATCAGCACCTGGATGTGAATGCGACAAATTAGAGTTTTTATAGCCATTAACATTCAGCCATATATTCACTATTTTTTGATTTAGATTATTTAATATGTTTTGTGCAAATGTATTAGCGTGTTGTTCAATTTGTTCTATTAAATTTGCAATGTTTTTATCATCTACAGAAAGTTCTGTTTGAAATCCACCTTGATTGCTAACTTTTCTATTTCTATGATTTTTCTGTGTATGTATTTCTTTACAATAGTTTTGCATTTTTTTTAAATCTAAATCTAATTTTGTTTCGTACAAAGGTGTAGGAAATATCTCGTGTATTTGTTTCATTCTTCAGTTGGAAATTTGCGCTCATACATTACTTCTGTGTTTAACCATAAGATAACATCAGCAACACTATAGACAGTTGTGACTGATCCTCCTGCGTTTCTAATCTTTTCATGCATATCTTTTTGTGATTTAGTCAAGTAACCTTTAGGATGTTTAGCATTGGCTGGTCTTTTAACTTCTAATCCCCAATACAATCCATCATAGACAACAGTTAGATCAGGCACACCACTCTTAGTTCCTGTAGCTTTTAGTTTTGCGCCTTCAATTTTTGATCTAGCGCCACCATTAGGTACTGCCCAATAGCATACGTTACGCATATCAAGGTACTTACAGATAGCTTTCTGAATTACATCTTCTTCATAGTTCATCAGCTTTTTGCATATCCATAATTAACTGAAACTTCATCTGATCACACATAGCTATTATTTGATGGCAAAGATTGTTTTTCATTTCATGATCTTCAATAGCTTCAATCGTACCAATAATATCTCTAATAGATTTAATTAATTTTTTTCTTTCGGTGTGATCAATTTTTTTTGGCATGTTTTTTTATCCGTTTTCTAGGCTTGGCAGGATCTAAATAGTTAGATAAACCATAGATCATCCAATGTGTAATAGATTTGTCAGCTTGAATTCTAGAAGTAAAACCACTCAAAGACATTCCTAACATCTTAGCTGCCTCTTTTTGTGTGATGTTTAATCTTTCCAGTTCTTTTGGTATGGATTCATAATAAATAATCTTAGACATAATAAAAAAAACTTAATAGAATAATGAGATTATATCAATATTGGTACATTGTGGTGAATTGGTTTCTAAGTATTTCGCTTTCAGCGAGTGACTTACTACTGACGCATCGCTTCGCTCTTTGTCGAGCTAAACGCTCTTTTTTTTTCTTGAGTCTTTTGATCTTTAACTTATCGGGTAATGCTGTGGAGCTGAGAGTTTCGTGCAAGTAATCCCCAACCTAGACGTTAATCTAAGTTAGAGATTCTCATCGGTATAAAGCGCATCGCAGTATCATCCGTGCTTGTTTCAATCATAGTCAAACAAGTCAGAGTTCATTGCTACGGTATGATCCGTACTCAGCCTTCTGTAACTCTGCGCTAGATTTTCTTTATCGGTTCAAGGTGGTTACCAATATAAACCTTCTTAATCTAACATCAATCCACAGCTTCTTGGAACGCATAACTGAATCTCTTTTTTCAGGTGTGAGTGAAGTATTTAACTCGACATATCACCTTTCGCATCCTGATATTTGCCAAGAAGTCCTAAGATGGTATAATCTTTCACAGAACGGTGGGGCAAACACCAGTTTTAGACAACCCTTAGAGCTTATCCACTCTAGGGGTTTTCGCTTTCTGATCTATTCAAAAAACGCTAAACCAAGACTTAAAATGATACACAGGTTTTCTGATCTTTTTTTTAATTTTTGCAAAAAAACTATCCCTGACTACCGTTAGGGATTTTAAATTAGCTCTACAACCCCTATTCCTATAGGCTTAATTATTTTATGTCAAATGTCTGTACGTATACCAATATTAGTATATAATATCTGTGTCGAGGATAACAAATCGGCACTTTTAAACTAACAACTTGGAGATACAATGAAAAAACTTACTAACAAACAATCACAAATTCTTGCTGACGTTAAAGCATCTATTGAGCTTGACATTCATACATTAGAAGGATTCATCGAGCAAGGTAGACACGAAATGGTAAGCCACGTTCAAGATGGCATTAAAGAAAGATTAAGTGGAATTGCTTCTTACCTTATTTTTAGTGATTCTACTGCAAACAACAGAAACTGGAATGCTATTAAAGAAGATTTTTGGGCAATAAGAGATATGGATGTACTTAATGTACGAGTTTGGTTAGACCTAATCGATTCTGACAAAGCTGTTTCAGAAGAAGAATGGAAGGAAATTAACAACCTAACTAATGGCATCAGAGTTGCAAAATAATTTTAACAGGGGAGCAAAGCTCCCCACACACTTGGAGAAAAATATGTACTTTAATAATCTTACTAAAAACGAAACAAAAATTTTAGATCAAGCATGGTCACACTACTGTGCAACGGTTGATCAATATCCTGATCTGATTCCAGTTGCTTCAACTTCTTACAGATCAGTTAACTCAATAGCTAAACTTTTTGCTGAAGCTAGTGACGATTTTAGAAACATTTTTAATGACATGAACAAACTTGTCGAAATTGACAAAGAGCTTAAAGCTAGAATTGACAGAGAAACTGAGTCAATACATGGCAAGTTTTACTATGGTCAACACGATCATCTTTTTGACGAGCTAGATGAGGTCACTAACTTAGACAATGACCTTTACAGCTAATTTTAACAGGGGAGCTTTGCTCCCCACACACTTGGAGAAGTTATGAACACAAATATCAAAATTACATTAACAGACGAGCAACGTGATCACATCAAAAATCTTATTGATGGCAAGATCACTCGTAAGATGGCAACAAGGCAAGATGTATCTAGCCTAGTGCAAATGTTTGTAGACAACCTTGTCGAGTCTAAATTGTCCGATCCTCAAGAGATTGTGCAAGAAACGATTGACAACCTTAGTGGCTACAAATTCTACGTTAAAGGCGAAGAAGTAGAATCTAAGGAATGGGTTAAGTTTTCATGTGACGATTGTGGTTGCATGGTGTCAGTTGCTGAAAACAAACTTAAAAATCTTCCTGAAGATCAAACTGGTCTTGGTCATTTTTGGCAAGACACTTTACCACGTACTTTTAGTTGGGGAGCGTAATCATGGGTAGTCTTGAAAGATATTACGATCAAAAAATTGAAGAAGAAGAAATGATGCAAGATGAAGATGATTTTTTCTTTGGTGACGATGAGATTTGTGTTGGTAGAGTTTACTATCAAGGTGGCTATGAAGAATGGCGAGTAATACAACTTGGTCAGACTGATGGTCAAGATGGTGTAGTTAAGTTCTTTGTTACTATGATCAGACTACATGACTCTCAACTCAGAACGATCCTACAATCAACTTTTAGAAAGAAATGGAAGTTATATCAAAATTAGTATATTCCTATACCAATATTAATATATACTTAACACTTTAAACACTTGGAGATATTATGGAAACAAAACAAGAATTATTAAGAGATGAAGCGTTCTCAACACAATGGGAAGCTAACAAAGATGATGCTCGTGACGAATGCATGGATCAAGTTGAGAGGATCATTATAGAAGTTGAGCATATGGTTGATGATGTAACTGAAAAAGTTGCAGTACAAGACGTACTAACATTAGCTTATGCTATCAACAAAGTGGTAAATCTTCGTTATTTCACGTTTTCTGCTATGGTCTATGGAAAGTATCAGGATTACGAAGAAGATTTCGATTATGACTTTACTGATGACATCAAGATGGTGTTACAGGATCGTCTTTCTTTTGACTTAAAACTTGGAGGTAAATAATGAGCATATCTGATTACTATTACGATGAAATCAACTCGGAAAGTTTTTTAGAGCATCCGTCATACGATGAGTACAAAGAGCAACGTGCGGGGTTTGATGCATTTACAAATAAGGAGAGCAATATGCATGGCAAATGGACTAAAGAAAACTTTAATGAATATCATAAAAATCACCCTGAGATTTATGACTTGTTTGTTAAGTTTACAAATATGGCTACACAAAGAAAAAAATATTATTCTGCAAAAGCTATATTTCACAGGATCAGATGGGAAACTATGATTACTGGTGAAGGTGATTATAAAATTGATGATGGATGGATTTCGCATTACGCTAGAAAATTTATGGATGACTTCCCACAACACTCAGGTTTTTTTCAGACAAGAGAAAGACGTAATTCTTACCACACAAATTAAGGAGATATTATGGAACAGCAATTAGACAAATACGGTTTACCATTACTTGAATCAATACCTTTGGGTAAATCTGAATATGTAATGGTTAAGACTAGGCTTCAATACTTTCGTAAGCATTACGAGAACGCTAGTATTGATACAGATCATGTGTTTTTTGATGGTGAGTCGATTATGTGCAAGACTACAATCCATGTTGATGGCAAGTTAGTTGCTACTGGTATGGCTCATGAAGAAAAAAGCAAGAACAACATTAACGCTACATCTTTTGTTGAAGTGTGCGAAACAAGTGCAGTTGGCAGGGCGCTTGGGATGATGGGTATAGGTATCACAAACTCGGTGGCAACATACGATGAAGTCAAGAATGCTATTGCACAACAAGAAGCTAATGCTAAAGCTGACGAGTTAATGCAATACAAAGCTGAGAGTTTGTCAGCTAAGTTGATCATGGCTATCGAAGCAGAAGATGAAGAAGGTGTTACTGAAGTTGAGAAAGATTACAGAGGTGACACTCCATTGGCTACACGAGTCAAACTTACACTTAGTCCTGAACACTTGGAGTGGATGGCTGAACGTAAAGAACGCAAGTCGTTAGAGAGCAAAGAGAAAGCTAAAGCTAAACATGAAAACAATCTTGCTCGTGCTAAAGAGTTTGCTGAGAAACAAAAGAACACAGAGGATTGACTTTCCTACGCTGTGTGGGAGGTTCTCCAAGCCTTCCTTAGTTAAAGACAAACAAGTCCGATTGGTTACCGTAAGTAACCACCAAATTTAATATAAGGAGCTGTAATGGTAAATAAAGTAATGTTAATAGGCAATCTAACTCAACCACCTGAGTTTAAACAATTGCAAAATGGTGGCACAGTAGCTAGAGTTAAATTAGCTACTAATAAATCGTGGAAGGATCGAGCCACAGGTGAAAGAAAAACAGCGGCAGAATATCATACGTGTGACGTGTGGAATCAGTTAGCTGAAACTTTACAGAAACTTGATCTTGATACAGGCACTCAGGTGTACGTAGAAGGTGAGTTAAATACTAAGAGCTATGAGAAAGATGGTATTAAGAGATACTCTACTGTAATTAAACTTGGTGGCTTCGGATCAGAGTTCCGTATTTTGTCTAAGAAAGAACCTAGACAAGAAGCGCAACAAACACCACCTCAAACAGCTTACCCATCAGAGCAACCGAAAACAATAACACCTGTTGCTGATGATGAGTTTGGTGATGACATTCCATTTTAATATGAAAACACTAACAATAATACTTGCACTAGCCTTAACAGGATGTAGTGCATTCACAGACAGACTATCTGAACATGATCCATTGTTGATACCACCTAATGTTATTGATGATAATCCCGGTCAGATAATTTGTAAAACCGAATACCCAAGAATGTGTGATGGGTTTTTAACTGATAAGACAATTGATATTGAGGAGTAAATATGAGTATATTTAATCGTAAGTTAGACAGGTACAAGCCATACATTAGTAGGTCATTAAACATTGAGTATATGAATGCAAACTTTACAAAAGAATCGTTAGAAAAAGTTTGTCGCAAATACAATTATGAAATTGACCGTAGAAAAAAAATGTCAACTATAGTGGATGAAATCTATGACCTTATTGTTTGAAACATTTGTGCCAGTAATAGTTTTGATAGGAGCATGTTTAATCTCAATGGGATTAGTTATGCTCCTGATGTCGTTAGGTATGCCTGATGAAAACTAAATTTACTGATGAGGAGCTTATGGCTTTCTGCGATGGTGAATTGACAGGTGGTCGAGCTATGGACATTCTTAGCGTTCTTATTGATAAGTCTGAAGGCTATGAAGAAATAGAAAAGCGTTTAGAAGTTTACACAACTACACGAAACGCACTTATTAACACTTTAATTGGAGATAAAAAATGAAAGATTTAATAAACGCTGCTAAAGTTATTAAACATATGTGTATATGGGTTATTACAGGATCAGCGCTATACATTGCTATGTGGTTTGCTCAATATGAGCAGTACATACAATGAAAAATAAACATTTGATTAAAACCTACACATTATCTGATGGTCAGAAAGTGACTTGTAGGCAAGTAGCTGACGAAATACAGATTAGCGAATCAGCGGCACGTAATAGATTGAATCGTTCTGACGATCCTGAAAAAATCTTTGCACCTTACCTAAGATCAAATGGTGGTCAACTAAGAAGGCAAGATAGAGATAAGTTAAAAGGCACAAAAAAGAATGATGATGTTAAAACGTATGAGGAATATTTACTTAAAAAGGTACTCAAGACTATATGAAAGTATTACCTATACAAAACTATGAAACTAAAACATGGTTGTTAAACAGACACTATGCCAAGCGTATACCTTCAATATCGTATGCGTTTGGCTTGTATGATGATAATAATCTTGTTGGTGTGTGTACTTATGGATCGCCACCTAGTCCTTCATTGTGTACAGGAGTTTGTGGAGAGGAATACAAAGACAGAGTTGTAGAGTTAAATCGCCTAATTTTGGATTCTCCGAAGCCTAACAGCGCATCTTACTTAGTAAGTCAATCGTTAAAATTACTTCCCAAGCCTTCTATTGTTGTCAGCTATGCTGATACAAGTCAAGGTCATGTAGGCTACATTTATCAAGCTACTAATTTTTTATATACAGGATTGTCTGAAGCAAGAGTCGATTGGGCAGTCAAAGGGTTAGAGCATTTACACAGCAAAACATTGTCAGAAGGTATGACGTTAGAAGCGATACAAGAGAAATATGGTGATCGTTTTTATCATAAAGATAGAGATCGTAAACATCGCTACATCATATTCACAGGTAGCAAACTACAAAAGAAGCGCCTTCAAAAAAAACTAAATTATGAAATAGAGCCATATCCTAAAGGCGAGTCTAAACGCTATGATGCTTCAGGATATGTAGAAACTCAGGGTGTACTGTTTTAATCAGGCTTTAAATTTCTTTTTCTGTGACCGTTCCAAGCCATAAAGCCACCTAGTCGTAATGCGTAATACGCAATGTAATTGATGATCTTAAAACCGTTAACGTCAATACAAATATCTCTAAACAATGCATCAGCTTCTTTTTGTGTCATCTTAGCTGTGTGTCCTTTCTTGCCACCTAAATTCATGGACTCATATTTATACACCCAATCATGCACTAAACCACCTGAAAGCAACACACCCATAGGACTAAGCCAAGATCGTGCAAATTTAGGCACACTAGCGCCATCAAATACAAATCCTTTCGGTATTACATAGTAAGTTGGATGCGTATTGCCTTTATGCGTAATTGCATATTTCCAATCTTTTGTTATCTCCCACTTTCTTGTTGTTGCTATCCACAACCAAATACCACCAAACAAACCTTTGCTTTTTGTTTCCATAGGCACAGGTTTCATGTGTGGCATATCTTGATACGTTATTTTTATAGCCATATCT